GTATAAACCAAGCCCGCTCCAAGCCAAGATTCACAATAACCTAAGACGGTTTAATGTAATCGTACTACATCGTGGAGCTGGTAAGACCTACATGTGTTGTGCAGAGCTGATCAAGAGAGCAATTGAATGTAAGCACCAGGGCGGGGCTTTATTTCTATATATGGCTCCGTTCAGAAAGCAAGGTAAGGACATAGCATGGGCTGCCTTAAAGGCTTTATTAAGGTTTAATAAAGAATCTATCAGCATCCGCGAAGATGAACTAACAATAACCTTCGAACATAACGGAGCGGTAATAAGAATAGACGGGGCGGACAACCCAGACAGTAAGCGCGGTATTCACCATCACATGGTAATACTGGACGAAGTAGGGCAAATGGAACCTACAATCTGGACTGAGGTAGTGTTCCCTGCTATTCAACGTAATAATGGAACAGTTATTTTATTATGCTGCTCTAACATATTAGCAAATATGTTATCGTATTGTTTAAGTTTGCTCATAATAAAAAAGAGCAGCCTTTTGAGCTGCTCTTTAATTTTATTTAGTTACCAGCTTGATAACCTTCAGGTTCCAATATTGGATTTCCCTCTGTTTCACAAGTTGTATCTACCAATACATATTTAGCTTCAACTTGACGTTTAAACTTTACATTACATGCACTTGCAAACTTAGCTGCTACACTTGGTGGAATTTCATATTTAGTTGCAATATCTGCTTTACTCATTCCGTTTTGTACGTCTTGTACGAATTCTGTTTTATTTACTTCTTTTGCCATTTTCTTTATTTATTATTTCGTTAATTAATTTTCGGGTATTTTCCAACCCATGTTTTTTGATGTAACCACTTAGATCTTTTTCTTCTGGTATAAATAATGTTTCTAAATCAAACTCTTTTAATACTTCTTCTGAAGCTTTTATTCCACTTTTATCATTATCAAAATTTAATATAATTCTATTATATCTTCTTTGAAGAGTTGCTATTTTTTCTTTCCAATCTCCTAGCCCCTCTGAATGTGGGGCTACAGCTTCAATATTAAATAAATCCCAACACATCACATCTTTCATTGATTTAGTAATTATACATACTTCTCCTAACCAAGGCAACATATCATATCCTTGCAATTCTGTATGAGGAATATTAGTTAAAAACCTATATTCTTTAGATTTATAGAAATACAATTTCCATTTTCCATTATCATAATAACCTATACATGGATTGGTAGTGTTATAAGCATACATAAGTTCTCCAGATGCCATAATTTTATCATTTGCTTCAATTAAAGATTTCAAAGCACTATATGCTTCATTCGGTTTATACGTTGTTATTTTCGTCATTTAATTTTTAATTTTATATTTTAATTTGTACAGTTCTAATAGAGAAGGATAATCATAAGCAATTGATGCTTGAACATGTACATCATTTGCTAATTTTTTATCTAACTTATATAGAAAATCTAAGTCTTGACTTCTAGATACATATCCTATAATCATTTCCATACCCATTTTAAAAGTAGCTTTATCTCCATCTAAAAAAGATAACATAGATTCTTGTTCTTCATCACTCAGTTTCATACGTTGTATCAATATCATCTGAATTTATAGTTACATAGGTAATATAAGAAAATGGTCTTTGTATTAGGATCAAATGTCCCCTGAACAGCCGAAATATCAGATTGTGCCGAAAAGAAGACAGTGTTTATACCGAATAAATCTTTAAATGCTTTTGCTATTCTGGCAACACCTTCGATAGTGGTTTCTTCCCCTTCAATGTCTGAAAACGAAGGAACAGCGACTTTAACAGTCTCTCCTACTTTCTCAGATATTCTATCCAATGCAGTTTTTTGTGAAGCAGATAGTATCTTATCTTCGATAGCCTGAGATTGATCAATGCTTTTGAATACTATGCCATCTTTATCTGCAAATGCTATTCCAGAATCTTTATTAAGGATTTGATCCTTAATAGATGCCTTGAACAATGCCTTATTAGACGATATAATATTTTTAATAGATTGTGGTATATTCTTGGAAATAGCAGTAACTAATTTATCAAGTGTTGTCTGTGGGTCTTCTCGAAGCCCATTTGCTACTGTTTTGATTAAATTGTTTTGTTCAGCAGGATTACCGAATATACGATTGGTTTCGTTGATATCCTCAGTAGAAAGACCGTTTATCTCAGATATAAAATCAATTAATTCGTTTTCCTTCTCAGCATTATATTCACTATCTTGAGTAAATCTATTTGAAACAATATCTGTAATTGATTTAATGCTTTTAGAACGTATCTGATCGATTTTGTCTTCGATTATAGTATCTAATGCTGCATTAGCACTGGCAGAATTGTCGAAATCGTTCCCATCAATACGAAAACCTTTAGTTGTTCCAGTGTTATCATCTAGAACTGTTTCGATTACTGGAAATACACCAAGTCTTTGCCCCTTTTCCTTTATACTGGAAGGACTTGTAATGGCGTCAACTGCTGATACTGAATTATTCGCTCTGTTTGTTGAAATATCTCTATTTCTTTCTGGATAGAACTTCTGAAAGATATCATTGGCTTTGTTCAAGTCAGTCTTTTTAGCTTCTAAGATATTTGAAATAATATCATCTTCAAATCCAAGATTGCGAAGATTTTCATCAGTCAAAGATTTACCAATTTCGACAGTATTTAAGTATCCAGAATATGTTGAACCTGCTGCACCGAATATTACAAGTGGCACTAATCCGATAGCAACGTCTGCGCGAGTAGATTTCCACTCTTGTAATTCACGATCAAAGTCAATATCTGGAATATCCTCAGATAATGCCGAGAATATTGACTGTACTACAGGAGTTGTGGCATCTTGTAAGCCTTCTATAACAAATTCACTACCATAAGAAAGCGCAAATCTCGTAGCTAATGTTTTGGCTAAGAATGTTGATTTGGCAAGCTCTTTAAAATTGAAGAATTTTGATGTCCCTACTATAGTTAATTTATCCAATGCTCCTTGAACAGCACCAGATACTAATGATATATTAGCAGCATCGGATGCAGCCATTTCAGGATAATTATTACGTAAATCGGTGTACTCTAATCCAGAATATAGATTAGCAGCAGCAACTGTTCCTGGTATTCCCCCGACAACTGCAAGTCCAAGCAATGATCCAGAAGAACCTATAGTCGATGCCATAGTTCCTAAATAGCCTTGAACTGTTCCAGAACGGTAGTCAATTGATGGGTTAACGGTATTCAATATAGAGTCTATATCTCTTGAAGAATTTATGTCCTTTTGAGTTTCTAAGATAGCATTATCAATTAATTGTCTTTCGGTGGAGTTAACTGCTCGTTCGAAGCCTTTTTTTCCTGCCAGTAGTTCACCAACTTGTGTAGTTGATGCCATACCAGTTTGAAATGGATTAATATCTATGGTCTTTAGTTTCTGAGCAACTTTCTGAGCAAGTAATCCAGTAACATATTCTTTAGCCTTTTCAGGAGAATCTATTTCAGAATCTGAATAATAGTTAAAGGATTTGTCGGCCATCTTCAAATCTTCCAATTCTGTTTCTATATCCTTGGTTCCCATGCCTTTAAGTCCACCAACGAATATATTTTTAACTGAATTATTAAAAGCCTCAACTATTGCGCCACTATCCTGAGATTTTCCTGTTTTTTCAGTTTCTCCTCGTTTTGATGCAAAGGTTTTAACTGCAACGGTAACTGCTTGCTGAACAACTGGATTATCTTTTTTAAGTTTATTAAAAAAGGTATCTAATTGTTTCTTTGAATCCGCTGTTTCCTTACCAATTGTCTGATTGTAAAGGTTTTCGATGACTTGTGGAATCTCTGCTTTATAAGGATCATATAAAGATTTAATGTTCATTCGACCTTTAGAAAATTCAGTAACATCTAAATCGGGATTTTTAGCTCTAGCATTGCGAATAGCATCAGCCATACCTTCACCATTTATATAGCTAATAGTTCCTAATTTCAAAGAATCTTGGGAAATATTATTACGTTTGTTGAATGTTGAATAGGAATTCTTCAAGTCATCATACAATTCTTTTTCAGTTTTAAAGTCTTTGTTCTTTGTTTTTGCCCAAGAACCTTTGAAATTTTCATAATTCTGTTTGTCGAAATCTTTATAAACATTAGAGAAATAAAGTGAATTTGCTTCGCGGTATTTATCTTCATCAGTTGGAAAGTAAGAGATGTCTTCCCCTAGTAGTTGAGTAATACCTTCGATACCGGAAAACACGGTATCAAGTTTTTGTTTATTCTCTTCCTGTGTTTGTAGGAATAGTTTATCTTTTTTTGGGGTTAGTGGGAGATTAAATGATTTCTGCTGATTCTCATAAGCCTTCATCAACTTAGCATAATTTACTGCATCAGTCTCTGGGGTTGTATCTTTGAGTATTTCTTGGGAGAACAAATCATAATCTTCTTCTGTAATTAAAGGCATAGAAGTATTTATAACTTTATTACGGATTTGCTTTTAATAGTTCTTCCATTCGCTTCTTAGCAGCATCAGATTGTGTAGATGATGGATTCTTTAATCCGCTCAAGCCTATAGGTTTATTCTTTCCTATTTGGGAATTTACATAATTCACGCTTTGCTCGCGGGTTTTAATATTTCCTAAACGTATTTCAGCCATCAGATTATCTTTAATCTGAGACATCAATAATTCAGCTTCTTGTCTCTTCTCGGCATCTTCAACCTCTTCGAACTGAATATTGTTCTTTATTTTATCGGGCTTTACTTCAATGATTTCCCCATTATCGCCAGTATAGGTAACTTTATCCTTATATTTAGTTAAAGGAACTTCTACAGATGTTGGGATAACTTGTCCTATATCTGTTGGTTTTGCTAAACGATATGTTTTTTCTCCAGGAAAAAGATAACGTACATTTGCGCTTTCTTTTATTATTTCCTCGTTAAATGTTTTTGTGGATAGCATTCCGCGTGGCTTCTCTATCTGAATAAATTTAGGTTCGGTAGTTTTGAATGGAATAATTTTACCTTCCTTGAATTGTTTATTTAATACTGAGAATGCATCGGAAGTTATACCCGTAACTCGTTTGCCTTCGGAGGTTTCGGTGTTTTTACGAAGTAAATCTTTAAGACGGGTTTGCCCTTCACCATTTGTCTTCAATTCTATTTCACCAAAAAGATTCATTTCTTGGACGCGAAGATTTTTACGCTCTTCATCAGTCGCAGCCTGATTATATTTGTTTGAAAACTCGTACACTTTAGTCTCAAGATCGGAATAGAACCCATTTGAAACTACTTTATTTCTAAAATCGGTATTATTTTGATATTCTATTAAAGAACTTTTAAGGGTTTGGATGTTAGGATCAGAGAAATTCAATGTTTTATAAGCAGGATCACTGGTTATAATATTTTCTATGTTTTGACCATTAAGTTGACCAATATCAATAGCCTGTTTTAAACTTTTAACATTATCATTAGCCTTTTCATACAAAGATTGTGTTGCAATATTTTTAAGTTTAAATTCGTCATTTGGAGAGAACCCTGTTGAAGAGTATTTCTTTGGATTATAATCTTTTGGAAGTTCAACACCAGTCAATTCTTGGTATTTTGCACGTACAGATGAAGGCCATTCTGAATTTGTTTGATTAGGATCATTACTTGCTCCAGGAGGAGAATATATTGCTCCAATTCCCTCAATAGTATTTGCCTTATAGTTTGATATAGCCTTTGCCGCAATACGGATACTCTCGTCCACACTAGTCATTGTTCTTGGACCACTATTATCAGATATACCTGTAGCGTTATTTTTATTTTTAAACGCATTACTTTTACCATTTCCTGTTTCAAACATTGAGACAGCCATTAAAAAGTTAGGATCGATACCATACTCTTCACCATATTTTTGGAAAGATGCAATATATGGGGATAATTCAGAAGGAGCATTTACTGGTGGGGCTACGGTAGTTCCTTTAGCATTAAGTTTGTTTAAAAATTCATCAGGTTTTTCAACTGCTTCGGTCTGTGCATTATCTAATTTGTTGCTGTATTCATAACGATACTTCACATTAGAACGATAATTCTGAGCCTCATTTGGGTTGATAAATCCATTTTTTTCAGCATCATCGATTTGTCTATATGCTAGTTCATATTGATCAGCATTTATAAAATTCTCTAAATTATTTTTAAAGGCGTTCTGACCTATGGTATTTTTAACATTTGATGCATCTTCAAGCATTAATGACCCCTGCTCTTCTGTGAAGATACCACGGGATATACCATCTCTAACATATTCGGTATATCTATCCATCTTTGTTGGATCATTGGAATTGATTGCAGAATTACGCATTAAGTCAAGAGAACCCTTAAATGCATCACCTGTGCGCTGGAAAGCAGATGAGTACACATTTGTACGCATGTTAGATGACCAATTATTTAATTTTTGTTCTAATTTATATTTTGTTTCGGCTGAAACATTTGCATTTGTTATCTTTTCTTGGAAAGCTGGTAGACGTTCCTCTAATCTCTTTTCCCAATGTGGGATATAATCAGAGTCTGGTCTGTTTAGATTTTCTGGTTGGTTTTTCCATTTTTCAAATTCTAACGATTCATTATCCAACTCCATATCAAAATCTAATTGCTCTCTTAGATCATCTGCCCCTTGTTTTTTAGCAAATAATCCTGCAACACCTTCTCCAAATCGAGCAACACCCCTCGCGATTTCTGCATATCCAGCAGTTGAATCAATATTAGGGGTTTGAACTGCAATACTTGGAAGTTTGACGAATGATTGTTCTAAAAGTGGTATACGTGCCATGATAGTATTTATATAAAATAAAAGAAATAGAGATTATTTTCCACTGGAAGTAACAGAGGATGTCATAGGCCCAACAGTAACAGATGATTTTGATGCTGGGGCTTTATATGGAGATGTGTATGCTCCACCAATTGTTCCCACCATTGATCCTAATCCTGATACAAGTGTTCCAGTTGCTGCACGTTTATATCCAGCAGATTCAGCCTTTCCTAATTGTAGTGCTGCACCTGCTCTATAATTCAGATTTGAACTATTTATTTGATTAACTATTCCTGCATCGGTGAGGTCTGTATTATTTTGTTTCCATGTATCAGCCTCTAATTGTAAGGCAGTGCCTACACCAGCAACAATACCTGAATCAGCAATAGCTGCTAACTGCTTGGCTCTGAATCGTCTTTGATCTTCTGCTAGTCTTCGTTGGTTCTCTGAAAATTCTAATTCTTTCTGTTTCTGCTCATTTGCAAGTGCCTGTGATTCAGCTTCTGCATTATATTTCGCTTGTTTGGCCGCAGTCTGTTGAGCACTATAAGAAATAGCAGTGCTTGCAGCAGTTGCGGCCAATGATGCATACAAAGATATTGTTCCCGCTGTTCCCAATGCTTCAATAATATTCAACGGAGGTTTTCTATTATATATATCCCCAAAGGTAGAAGGACATGTTGGAGGTAGGCAATGATCTGTGAATTTTCTCATATTAATATTTATAAAATATAGTTAAACAATAGCTCTTGCAATTGATATCGGATTTTCATCTACTATGAATCCTGATCGTTTAATTTCATTATTTAATCTTTTTGAAAGAACTGCCTTTACTAAAAATTTAGAATTCGTGTTGGTCTGTAAAATACTAATATAATCAGAAACTACTTTCCAAAGAGCATCCCAATATTTTCTTGATTCAAATATTGACATATTCGGTTTAGATAATAAATGATCCAATTGAATAATAGGTACACCTAAAATATGATAAACAAATATCACCATTTTAGGCGTTACTACGAGATAATCATCTAAATCCACCGCTAAGAATCCATTTTGAGATAGGAAGCACTCATTTAATTCTATTTTTCTTTCGTCTGCCCAGCTTTTAATTATATCAAAATGCTCATTGGGTTCATACTTTATAACAGTTATCATTTCAATATTTATTGAACTTCAAGCTTAAATACGATTCCTCGCAAGTTGAATGGATTAGGATCGGAATGTGAAACTATAAAATTTAAATCTTGTGACCAAGATGAATTTATAACATTATATTGTGTTTGACCAGTGTATGATATTTCAAAGTCACCTGGATATCCTGCCGTAGAACTTAAAGGATAGTCTGGATTTCTTGGATAATCAGTAGATGGTGAGAAAATGAAGTTTTGATAATTAATATCAGTATATGGTTTATTTTCCATTAATCCGAGTTCGAAATTATCTTGTGCATATTCTGCATCATTAAATGCTCCTTCAATAGTTTTGAATTGACCACCATAACTTCTCCATAAACTGAATACCGCAGAATCTATTCTAACTTTCTTACCAAAAGATGTTCCATTCTGTAACTGAACTTCAAACTTAGTAGGGATATATAACGATGTGTATGGTAATCCAAATACTGGATTAAAGAACCCTGATGTATTGCCATCATTTCCTGTTAATGTGATGGTTCCTGTTCCGAAATCAAATGCTGTTAAAGGAACGCCACCATATCTGATGGATTCTACATCTCTTCCCAATAAGTGATTCGTAGCATACACTAATGAACTATAACGGGTTCTTGTTGGAGAGGTGAGGGTTGATCTTACTTCTAATGGCTGATAAGAATCCAAGAATCTCCAATAATTATTATATGATATTGCTCTCCACGATGAACCATATATAAAGTTCATCATCTCTGGTGAGAATCTTTCAACATAATATTGGGCAGTTGGTGTTCCCGCCACATCTATGTAGCGTTTAACGGTAAACCAAATCTCATCTACTTGATTTTCTCCACCAAATACTACTGCAACACTGGTAAACATGTCTTTATCGGCTTCATCATTATAATATTTGTCACGTTCGCCAGTTATATGTCTGTGCCATGCGGTTATATTTTGATCACGATCATATGAGAAACCTACCAATCCACCCTTTTCAGTAACACACCATAAGACAGGTTCAATATTACTTTGGAAAGCAGCTTGAATAAATGAATCTTGGTTCATCTGTTCCGCAATCATAGTCATATCTGGTGCATTAAATGCATCTCTTTCAAATGAATATGCGAATTCTCTTAAACGTTTCTTACCACGTTGGAAGAATAACAAGGAATCTCCAGTCAATGTTGCTGGAATTGTTGAACAGCCATAATTAACTCTGCGTTCAACATTTACATTAGATGCGGTGATTACAGAATCTCTAGTACCTGCATCAACAGTGTAAATTTCACCTTCTGTTCCTACTACTAATGCTTTATTATATGATCTGAGCCACATAATTTTATTTGTAGCAGTTGAAGATAACATGAAATCCAATCCATCAGTATCTGTAGTGCCTTTAAGGAATACGTATAAATCTTCGGTCTTAGAACCCCAAATTCTACTTGGTTCGCTATCAAGGCCACCCCACCATACACGGCTTTGATGATAAGTCACGGTTCTTGGATATCCAGAAGTTGGCCCAAATGCTGGACGACGATAATTTGATGTTGAAACACCCATTATATTTGCTGGTGGTATTTGATCATTTGGAAGAATGAAACGACCTTTTAATTCACTATCTGATACATATTCTTCAACTCGAAATGGAAGGGTGAGAACTGCGCTAACTGGTTCGATTTTAAACAAACGTCCGCTTGTTCCACCACTTGTTCTAATAGCTGATACACGATACCAACTACCAACTGCATCTGCTTCGGACGAATATGAAATATTGCCCTCATCAACATCAGTAGTGATCCATTGTCTAACAGTGTACCAAGTTATACCATCATCTGATTTCTCAAGAATTAGAGTTCCTACCATTGCTCCACCACTCAACCAGTTAGTTGAGACAATAAATGCTCCCTGAATAAAAATAGGTTCACTTGGTCCGATGTTTGTTCCAGTAGAAATTACAACTGATTCATAATAATCGGGGCAACCAATTGAAATTTGGTACATAATACCTTCATCCTCAGATGTGAAGACTCCTTGCGAAGATACTAGTTTATATTTTACCCCTGTTAAATCAGTTAATCCTGAGCTTATTTTCCAATATAATGTCCAATTTTGGCCAAATCCTGGGTTATTGCCGCCCTGATAACCATATCTTCCTTTAACGGCGGCTACCGCTTTATGGCTTAGCTTAACCTCATATACCACTTTTCCAAAAAGAATCTTATTTCCAGTTACGTAGTTTGTTCCTGCGATCCAGCTTTTAAGTTTTTCAGACGATGTTCCTTCATTCCAATAAGTTGTCCAAGAACCAGATGTTATTCCTGGCTGTCCAAGAGCATCTGTAGTAGAATTTTTTGGTGTGTGGGCAGTGTGACAAGTGTATAATAAACCATTAGAGTTAATTGTTCTATCACCAACTGCAAATGTAACTTGTGTCCAATATGTTGCCCAAGTAGCTCCAACTCCTGGTTCGTTTCCACCTGCGCCAGCGGCTGATGAAGTATGTGCTAAAATACATCTATATATTCCAAGTGTTCCAGTAGTCTTTTTTACATATTCTCCTACAACATACGGTGTTAACGCTGCCCATACTGTTTGACCATTATCCCAATTTTCGTAATCAAATTGTGCTTGAATAGGACTAGCAAAAACTCCATCAAGTGTTGGTGGAAATTCAAATGGAACATTTTCAAATCTCCAATCGAGTTCTGAATATCTACTAAGACGTTTCGGATGATGGTTTGGGTGTGCCAAGAACATTACGTCATTTATTTGACAAAATTGGATATCAAATAATTCTTCTTCTTGATAAGGTGTTTCGATTTCTATTGCAGCGGTTGCTCCAACATTATCCTCTGGAGTCATTTGCATCCAATATGTAGTATTATCTATTCCAGATGTTGGGTATTCATCATGTTCTATAACACATCTATAAATTTTATAAACTAAATCAACTAAATCATATTCATACACAAGATCATCTTTTTGATAGGTAAAATATGTCCAATAATCTGACCAGTCTGCTCCCAATTCTGGTTCCTTTGCGGCATCAGATGTATGTGTAGCAGTACATACTATATATTTTTTTGTACTTGGTATATAGATTTTATCTCCAAGAGTATAATTAGTTGCAGTTAGCCACGAAGCCCATGTGTATTCTTCCAAATCAGGTGTAACACCTATTTCCACTTTCAACAAACTTCTTGTTGAACCAGTTGTCCAAATACGTAAAAGTTCTTCTGTGAATTCCAATATGTAATTTTCTGTTGCGGAGCGTCTAAAACCTTCTAATCTAGCTGGCGTAGAAGACTTTGTTTGTCCCACATATTCTGTTCCTGGACGACGATGTATAGAACCGTATGGAAGAACTATAAAGTTCTCTAAAACCTTTGCTCCCGTCTTATACTTCTCTGTATCTGGACGTGCTGCAAGTTTAGGAGATATTTCCCCTGCATTGACATTTGCTTGTAAATATGAAATTTCTGTACTCATGATATATTAAATTATTCCGGCTCTTGCATTAACTAAGTTAGACTGTGAAGTTCTATTTCTTAAAATTTCTCTAGCTTCTCTTGAATCACGTATCTTAGTAAGTGGCGCAATCATCTTTTCATATATATCTCTGAAATTGAATTCAGAATCTGACGAGATTCCTTTAGCGATATATGATGCAAGAAGGAATGAGAAAGTATTAATGAAATCCTTCGGCCATAATGTTGTATCAGTGCATTGATATACATATTTTATAAGAATCGTAGAACTATTGGCAAGTATTTTACCATTCTCGACATTAAATTCATCTCCAATAGTATCTAATGAGACTAATCTCAACATATCAGTTGGAGGAGTAAACTCATAACTCCAATCAAATACCGGAACTTTTACAAATTTACCAGTATCAGCAGTATATCCAGAGGCGAATACTGAATCATCTAATGTGAAATTATCTGCGTCGATACGAGTAATATACCAATTTTGATTAATACTGTTTATTCCTTCAACTTCTTGTAAAAGAATTCTTTCGCCAGTTACCAAACCATGTGCAGTATACGTAATCTTGATTAATCCGCCAGAATTAGTTATTGCTGTTCCCGATAGATCAGAATAGGTGGTGGTCAATCTTGCGCGTTTAGTTGCAAAGTTCCAAGGATGTGATCTTAAACATTCATCTCTAGCAGTATCGAACCATAATCTAACTATTGGTCCTACTTGTGAATTATCAGTTGTATAATCTGAAATGTATTGCGAGCCTAAATGTGATAGGGCTAGGTTTGTTATCTCCGTTACGGTCATAAAGATACTTATAAAAAATCCCATTCTTTATTAGAGAACGGGATTTTTAAGGGAATGATTTTATATTATATTAAGAATAGGAATATCCAAGACCATCAATTAGGTTAACACCCGCACTCAATGTACTAAGGGCAGTGCTAGATAATCCAGCCACAGCTAGAAATCTACTAACATACGTTTCAGCAGTAGTAGAGATATTTACGGTGCTATAATGTTCCTTCTTATTAGTGAAGGTGGATAGGTTTGTTCCAGTATCGGCTTTAAAGACGGAAAAAGTATAATTCGGCATGATATATATACTTATCAATTTTTAATCAATTTCGTTTATAAAAAAATCCCGTGGATTTTGTCCACGGGATTTTAGATTAATTAGAGGTTAATTAAAATTAAGCCTCAGAGGTAAGGATTTTCACAACCTTTTCATTCTCGGTTCTCGAAGCACCGATATTAGCAGTTACACGAACTTGTGGAGCATGACGCTTGTCGAAACGAGTGTCCATATATGCCTTCACAGGATCAACAGCAAGTTTGATACCGGATTTGTGGAAAGCCAAGCAAGAACGAGTTGTGCTGGAGATTGGGAGCAAGTTGCTCATAACCACTTTGAAACCATAGAACTCATCAGTCATACCAGATACAAGAGCCTTAACGGTCATGAAATCTGAACTGGTTGCTTCTGTGGTAGCAAGAAGATTCTGTTTAGCTTTTGCAGAAATAACAAGAACACGGCCATCTTCTGGCACATCTTGTGCATCAAGTAGATAACCAGCTTGACGGATTTTGTCAACAGTAAGACCAGAGGTTACAGCAGAACCAGATGGCACATAATCGATAGCGATTGATTGACCAGCAGGAAGGGCGTCAGTAGTTGCGCCAAGTTCACCGATGAGACGGTTGCCAAGGGCTTGTGTAATGATTTTTGAATCAATTGCACGGTTAATACCAGCAATAAAATTCTGCATCTGTGGGGAACCCTGTACCATAACATTAGCGAAGAATTCTTCATCGCGTTCGTCACCAGTTTCGACTAATTCATGAAGAGTCTTAACAAGGAAATAACGCTCAAGAGAATAATCATTGTCTGGAGTGGATTGTTTACGGGAATTAGTTGCAACTTCCGTAGCGTCACGGAGATTGTGGAAGGTATAACCTTGACGCTCGCCAGTGAAGGAAACGTTAGTTACAAGGTTACGAAGCTTCGAAGCGGTTTGCTGAACAGCAAGGTCCACTTGGGAAGCGAAAAGAAGAGGATAAGAGTCGGATACGGTCAAGGCCATAATAGTTTATTTGTTTAAGTTTTTTGCCCGAAAATCTGGGCCAGATGTTTTCTTTGAATTTGTTGCACTGAAATCCGTGCCGGAGATTATTTGAATTTGCCATTTATCCATGACTGGATTTATTTTATTTCCACATAATCTTCAAAGTTCCCATCTCTGGCTTTTACAATTATAATATTAAGATTGCCCTTGCGGATCATAACAGGATAATTATATTTATAAAAAGTATATAAAAAAACCTTGGACTTTTTATAATCCAAGGTTTTTCGTTTTTTTAACAAAAATATTATTCTGGTATTTGAATTTCTACGACTGAGTAATCATCTATTCTAGCGAAACCTCGTTTAATTGTTGAATGTATCATTCTAGCGCCTGCAAGATCACATCTGATATCCATAAAAGTAGTAACAGAGTCAACTGCCCCACGTATAGCTGATTTATGAAATAGTATACAAGAACGTTTTCCATTACTAATTGGCAATAAATTGCTTACAATCGGATGAATTGTCTTCATGTCTGAAACACTGGCTGCTATTTTACGCGGGACTATAAGATACCGATCTTCTTGTGGGACATTTTTGTAATCTAACAATTTCTCGGCATTTTCTAATTGGGTGAAGAACTCTTTAAAAAATGTTGGTGTTTGATCTATAATTATTCTTTGAGAATCTGGTAATTCTGATGAACCTTTTCCGTCCTCGCCTACTTTGGTAGTTCCGAGGGCAGCATCAATAATGGATTTATCAATTGTTCTGTTCAATCCCAATGCAAATGTAACAATTATTGATGAGTCTGGTTTTATAGCATTCTCAAAAAATTCATTATCTTGTGGATCGCTAAGTTCGAACGCCTCGCATAATTTTTTTTCAATCCACACCTTTTCTAATGTTAGTGGGGATATGCTTGTATGACGTATGTGTGCTTTAGTTGCGCTTGAGAAGTTATCTATTGTAACTGCTTGCTGTAGTTTTGAACGAGTATCGTTTAATTTGGTTTGTAAATTAACATTGAATTGTTTTACAAGTTCGGTTGACGGAGGGGTATTGTTATTGTTGTTTTCCATACATATACTACTTATTGAATAATTCCAACTTTTCAAAAAAATCCCTTAGAATTTTTTTAAAAATTATAGAAGATTACTTTTTAGAAATACATAATATAACATTTGTACAAATGTCATTACCGTCCAAGCAACTGCACTAAAAATGAAACAATAATATATAGTACAGCGCACTTCATTTAAGTGTTGTCGAAGCTCTTCGCGTCTTCTCTCAATGTCTAAGTAAGTCATGGTCAACAATAACATTTATTCATTCGTCACATCTTTTTAAAAAGTCTGGACGTTACATTCTAGAAATACAAAGTATAATAGCTATTGCCATCCAAGCTAATGCACCGAGAATTCCACAATAATACATAATACGAAACATCTCGTTCTCTTGTTTACGAAACTCTTCTCGTCTTTTTTCAATGTCTAAGTAAGTCATCTTTAATAATATTTATTCATTAGTTGTATCTTTTAAAAAAATCCCTTGGAATTGGGGTTCCAAGGGATTTTCGATATGCAATAGTTACAGCTTCAAAATGTAACTAAAAGTATTTACCTCACATTATGGATTTTTCCCATTAATTCTGCTGCTTTTTTTGTTGCGGCTAGTGCTGCGGAATGACCCTTTTTACCAGTGAATTCATCACTAGCACGTAATTTATCTAATTGTTCTTGGTATGTATCTTTAGCACTATTACCTTGTCCGATTAATCCCTTATCATCGCCAGTCAGTTCATCAATTTTTAGAAGGGCTTTAATAATATCTGGACGCATTATAGCATTATCATCTAATGGTAAACCAAGAAATTCAGCGGCTCTTGCGGCTTTCTGCCATTGAGTTTTCGATTCTGCTCCCCATTCTTGAGAAAGAGTTTGTACTGTTTCATCTACTTGCTTCTGGAGACGAGTTTCAGCTAAAGTCGTTAAATCTTTCACTGAACCGTTGTAGGTTTCAACAAGTTCATGAAGAGCTTTCTTAGGAATTCCATATTTTGAAGCAATAGTAGATGCTTTTTCGGCCAATGAACTATTCCATTGATCTTCTGCTATTGTTTCTGGGCGTGTTAGACCATATTCTTTTGCATCTTTTGGGGCACCAATTGCATCTCTATATGCAGACCAGTCTTCATCCTTTGCGTCATCACCAGGAATCTTAATTGAATTAGAGCGAGACGAGAATGATTTTTCCAAATTTGCATATGAATTTAATAGATCGACAGGGTTTTTAAATTTACCAAGAGTCTTTTCATATACTTTTAATGGCTCTGGAAGTCTCTCTGTCCATTTATCAATAAACTTTCCATCTTCACTCAATATTTCATTGAAGGTATTGAATGGATTTACAGTTTGTGTTGGTGTCTCGTCTGTGGTTGTTTGAGTAGTAGGTGCATCTACGAGTGATGCTAATCCATTTACTTGTGTTGTTACGTTATCGCTTGTAGCGGCGTCAGGGGTTTGTTCCATATCAATACTTATACTTTAAATTATATTTTTGTGCTTTTCTGGTTTTGCTTCACTGGTTTTTCTTCCTTTGCCTTGTTCTGTTCAAGAATGATTTTTAATAGAAATCTACTAACATTCTTCTCGCCTTCACTTTTTGCGGCCTGTAATGTATCTGATTGTGATGTATAGCTTGGCATTAGTGGTGGTGCCTTTGTGAAGGTGTCGCGTACAAATCTTTGGAATGCAGGAGTGTCAAGTAAATTAATAATATCTAAATCTAAATGTTTCCTTTCCTCTGCGGACAATGGTACAAATAACTGATGAATTTCGTGTAAGTTCATATAGTTATTTAGCTTAAAAAATAAAAAACCCGAATTTTACTTCGGGTTTTTAAATTTAGAGTATTTGTGATAGTCCGCCAGATTCGTCTACGGCATCTTGAATAACTTTTTCTGGGAGTATCTTTGCTCCCTCCATCATCATTTGTGCTTGTTGTTGAGCTTGGGCGGCCATTGCTCTACCTTGACGGATTTGGGCAATATCATCATCATTACGCATATAGTCGGCTACAAAATTACTATCAAAACATGATCCTTTAGCTACTGCATCAAAATCAACAATATCTAGAACTGATGGATCGAATTGGGCTAATCCTACAAGACGTTGCATTGTCATATCAAGATTGATATTTCTAAGATTCTTAATAGCTAGAGCCAATCTGCTTCCCATTACAACTCCAGGTAATGGAATTTCAACAGTACCGTCTTCATAATTACCCTCAATTAATTCAATTGGTGGTGGCGGTAAAATTCCTTTTGATATCCACTCAACAAATAATCTGTTGAGCATTGGCGAAATACATTCTGAAACATCCCTATCAAATGCTGGTGTAATTCCATCAAGACGCTCATTTAGTCTTGCGCGGACTTCTTCGGCAGTGATACGCTGTTTACCTTGAATACTAGCAAAAGCATTAAATATTTCGGTATGAAATTTGGTTCTTACGGTGTTCTGCATCTCATTTTTGATTTGCATGGCAACACTAAAATCGCCTGTAACTTCCAACGCTTTAATACTGTTTGGGCCTTCTCCTCCAATGTTTGGATCATAGTATAGAACCGCATTAGCATTTGTATCTAATGCTCCTTCATAACCATCTGGAACAAGAATAGGTGGAAAAATAGACTTCTCAACTGCGGCAAGTAATTCTTTTTGAAGGAAATTTAATTGTCTTGCATCTGGAAGAGCAGAGAATCCGATACCATATCCCCAAGGAGTTTTTTTATCATTACCACTATAATTGAGATAACGTCCTACTGCAAATGGGAAAGTTTCAAATCCACCTTCTTGAAGAATGTGGGAAGTTTTCTCTTCAATGTAAAGAGATGCGAAAGGTTTCTGAACTTTTGATTTGAGTCCACGATTTTTTAAATCTTTCTTGTTTCTTGGTTTAACTACATGAATAATTTCAAAAATTCTAGTGTCATCGGTATTGTAAATTTCTAGTAATTCTTTTGAGCAATTTTCTTCACCGAACTGTTGTACTACTTGTCTAGCAGTCATTTGGATTTTACGCATCAATGTGTCGATGATTCCTAAATAATTTTCTTCGATGACATACGTACCAACTGGTACATTACAGAAATAGGTTTTATTCTCGTCGTCTACTTGTGAGAATAACGCAGATGTACCAAATATCAACTTATCCATTAAACTTTCATGTCTTTCTGAATAAAAATTACTATCTGCTAACTGTTCTTGAGCAATCTCTGTACAGGTGGAAAGCCATTTACGAACAGCAGTATTCTTTCTAAATTTCTTAGGAGCCTCGAATGTAAACCAAGGTTCAGATTTTGGTGTGGTCCAACTCATCAATCCAGCGGCAGCGGTTAGTAATGCATCAACTCCAGTGGTATCGAAGATATCAGCCTCATTATCAACTGCCCCATAACTTGATTTAGATGTTATATTTTGCTTTCTTGGTGCAAAATATTTAGAAATTTCATCCCACAAGGTATCTAGGTGTGTTCTTTCGGTTTCTAAACGTTTAAATTTAGAAATGATATTTTGTGATTCTTCCTTGGAAGTCTTTATATATTTTCTTTGTTTTTCTTCCATAATTATTTTGCTAATGTTCCGAGAGTTGTGGCTGGCGTTTGACCAAGTTTTGTTACGCCCCCTGTTACTGGTGCTAATGATTGATTCTTATCTTGTGCTAAAATAGTAGAACGTAGTCCTTTACGATTCTTAGAAGCTATCAATGCCTCTTCTGTTCCTGTTTCGACGTTGCTCTGAAATGGGGCAACCGGGGCTGGAGGTGGTTTTGGTTTTGATGCGCCTTTATTTAAAAGTGGTTTTCTGCTGTCAACATGAACCAACTGGGCAGGTTCAAATATAAAATAATCAAGAAATTCGTTCATAATTGTATTTATAAAAAATATCAAAGATTAAACCTTTTTAAAAATTTTTGATATTCGTATCGTTTATCTTTACCATTTTTTTCAAACATTATCCATTTAGGTGTCAATGGATATATACGGCTGAGAAGTTCCAATACAGAACCTATTACGAAATGCACTACCAATGTATCCTCTTTCATTTCGGCTAATACGAAAGATGTTGGGGTTGAAAGAACATAGCCATTTCTTAAATGATAAGCCATTTCTTCATCAAAATCGGAATATTTATCAATTAATTCAATCGCTTGATTTATTATTGGTTGATCAGTTTTTAACGACATTACAATGAAATTCTAACTCCTTTCGAATTTTGACGGGTCGGGTGATATTTTCGGCTTTCTGAGTAATCTGATCTATCCTTTTCTGTGACTATGCGACGTTCATATGCTTCAAAGAATGTTCTGAGAGCATCACAAACATCAGAAATACCTATTTTATCATGATATGGCTTCTCGGGTTGATTAGGATTCGTTTTATATAATTCTAAACATTCTACACAAGATGGTAATTCTGTTCCGACACTATCTATATTCTTTAAATCACATGAACGATGTATATAAAATCTACTAAGATTATTGCGTATAGAATTAATACCAGTCCACACATCGTCTGTTCTGGGAACAATTATTATTCTATTTGATGCTATTCCTGCCTTCTGTAACTCTGCAATATATGTAGTACCACTCGATGTACCTGTTTTAACACCATCATGTGGAAGTAGTATCTTATCAAAGAATATTCCTAATTCTGCTTCCCATTTTTTGATTTGTGTAGCAGTTCCAGCAGCACCATGACCACTTTTCATGTATGATCGGTGTATAAGAATATCTCTATTAGAGAATTGGACAACCCATAATGCTGTTTTATCACTGAAACCTAAATCGGCACAAACATATATTGGAGATGCTTTATCTATTTCAATATCTCTTATACGTCCTTTACTTCTTAATTCGGTTATTTCTGGATATATTTGGCCTGCACTATGCACCATCACACATTCAGAAGGAATTGTAGGAAATTCACGTTTCATGAAACGTTTTTGAATCTTACTCATTTCTTCATACCAATATTTCTGTTCATTAGAAAGTTCTATGTTATGGTTATTTTTTAAATATTCAAAATATCGTGTATTATGAACATCTATTACACAGTTTTGATCATATGGAAGGGTATATTCTTTTTTATTATTCCAAGGATAGAAGAAGAATTTGAAGGACAATGCAGTAAGAGATTTACCCACATTGTCTAAAGCACTTTTAAATAGCTCATATGCTGGTCCATTAGGTCCGCGCATCGTTGTTTCAACCGTAATTATACCACTTGCCCCTACTGCTGGAAATGATCCTTGCACAATTTTATATGCACGGTTGATATCATCGTCTGCAATTACGGCGAATTCAGACACATGTAATCTTTTTAATGATTGACCAGTAAAGCTCATGCTTGCCATGTATTTTGAACCATTTGAAAATTTTAATTCGCTTTGGTTTTCTCTTTCAAGTTTCACATGTTCGTGAATCTTCATCCAAATCTGTGCAATAACTGGATTTGGATGTTTTGGGCCATTATGATAGGCAAAGGATGCCATCTCTAGTTTCTTACCACAATCTACTTCACGATAGTCAATCGTTGCAACAGAGGTATTGGAATTAAATAAACATTCGTCTAACCATTTAATAACAATGATCGTACTTAACCCGAGTTGTCGTGACTTAGCAATATAATTACGGGTATGTTCATTCTCTAGATAATGACGCTGTTCATCTCTAAGAACTAGTGGGATGGGATCGGTGGAAAGTTCTTGGTTCTTAATAAGATATAAATTTGAAAGCCTCCACATTGGGTCTTTCAACTTATCTTGAATATTTTGTACTGTTATAGCCATTATTTTCCAAATAGATTATCAATTGCTTGACTGATTTCGGGTGCAATAGAATGAGTTAGGTTTAGTGAACCACTTTGTTCTATTTTTGTAGCAGAATCATGTCCTGCCATTTTATTATCTAATTCTATATATTTTGCCCTCTCTCGTTCAGAAACGTTTGGGTCTTCTATTTTTGCCTTGATAATAGCTCTTTTTGCTTCGTATGATAAAAAATAATTTACTGCTACTTCTTGTTTTTCTGTAAGGATTTTCTTAGCAATCCTTGGTTCATTTGCAAGCAAGGATGCAACTTTATATAATGATGCGTCTTTCCATTTTGATCTATTTGGAAATGAATTTCGCATTGCACTTTTATAAGATTCACCTCGCGCAACAAGTTGACAGAAAAGTTCTTCTTCGGGCGTGAATATTTCTTCTTCGTTTAAAATGGGTTCTTCTTCGTTTAACGGCTGCTGTGAGTTATCGTTCATATACGTATTTACATTAAAAAATTAATATTCCATATAATCGTTTCTAAGAAGGGTGTACTGTATTTGGCTACTCTGACCCTATTGTTCTTAGAAACGACTTCCTATGATGGTTTATGGCCTTAGACAAGGCACATAAGCAGTCTTTCGTCTTCTTGTTTTTGTTCAAGCTTTTTAAGAAAGTCTTTTACTTGTTTATATTGCTTCTTTGATAGCACTCTAATTGGTTTATCAATTGATGAGGGGGTGTTGGCAGTAGATGATGTTGTTGTCATATATAATTACTTATCTTTTTTTCTCAACTTTTGAAAAAATGCTTAATTATATTTTAATGGATGTTTGCCCACGGGCGAAGTTCATTGATTTTTAACTACTCATCTTCTCCATCCAGTGTTCCTTCTTCATTTTCTATTTTATGCATGAAATATTGTTCGAGACAATGTTCGATTGCTATTTTGTCTCTTACTGAATTAAATTTCTGATATCCGAGCATATTTCCATCTAATGTGGTTGCTACTATAAAAAAACTGTCAACGTGTTCAGATAGGATATTGGATATTACCTTTTGTTGTCTATCTGTTTTAGATGATTTCATAAAAGTATTTATGTTATTTGACCGACTTTCCTTATTGCGACTCAATATCATCTTCAAAGCTCTTTCCCAAACCGTTTCCCATTTTTGCTTTATTAATATTAATGGATTTGCCCTGCGGGCTGGTTTTATTGGATTGAATGTTTTTATTGTGTTGTATGGTTCCAATTAAGCCAAGCGAAGCGCGGAGGGTGCGTTAGCAACAGTACGGCCCCGCAGGGTATTAAAATTCATTTTGCAGGTATATCATAAGAGTTACTCCAAGTGCTCGTACGCAGGAGAAACAGTGTTTCAAAGTGACTCCAAATTGAATTTCAAAGTGACTCCAAATTGAATTTAGCGACAAAGTGACTCCAAATTTTAGAAACAGTGTTTCAAAGTGACTCCAAATAACAATTAATAGGCGACAAAGTGACTCCAAATTGGATTAGTTTAGCGGATTTCTCCTGCGTACACATGTTTCAAAGTGACTCCAAATTGGATTAGTTTAGCGGATTTCTCCTGCGTACACATGTTTCAAAGTGACTCCAAATTGGATTAGTTCGACTAAATTAAAAACCCGTAGAGAAATCGTGTTCTCTACGGGTTTTTCCTAATATGCAAAAGTAAATTTACTATCAACGTGCGCCAACACTACTTTAAATCTACAACCAAAACATGTACATCATGTCTCTTTAATTACTTACTCATAATAAACTACTTTTCAAAAAAACACAAGGCCAAAATCAAAAAAGTTTGAAAAGTGGAAAAAGAGAAAATAATTAGTAAGTATTATTTGAACGCACGCCAATTGTTCACCTAAAATTATGCAAAACAAAATTCCGAAATACGCCACAAAGGAGATACACACTCTCAACAACCTAGTAGTAGACACTGGAGATAAATTACTCGACTCTAAAATATTGATAGTCTTAGGGTATCTGATCCACGAAGTCGATAGATATATCACTAGAAGACAATTTAACAGAAAAATAGACGATTTTATACTATTACCACATAAGACATTAACAAAATTATGTGGAAGACGCGACACTAAAACGAAAGTATTAAATTACCTATTACAATATAAGATAATTGAATGGTATAAGTCACCAGATTCTAAATCAAAGACTGGAGCAAGTTGGTGCCACTCTTCAAAAAATGTTAAGGACAACTACGCAAGAAAGTGCCGCTTGGCAAGACAATATTATGATGCAGTTAGATCATTTCAAACAACCATATTGAATGTTAAAGTGACCAATGATGAAGAATTTCTCACATGGAAGATGTTCGATATGCATAACTATAGAAAAAACTCCGAGGAAAATATTGAAATTGCAGTTGAACTACCTATAGACCAAGGTCCAAAAGAAGACATTACAATTATATTAAACCAATTTAAACCAATGAAAACAACATTACCACCACTTAATCCAAATGACGAGAAACGTTATATTGATCAAATCGACTTTGAGGATATCTTTTTATCAAAGGAAGAACCGAAAGTCGTTCAAGCAGTATACACACCAATAATAGTTAAGGAAAAGTTGACCACTGAACCTGTTGCTGTTGAGGAAACCCCTGAGATGTTAATTCAATCTATTAAACCCGCATTCGATTGGAATATTATTCAAAAAGCGGTCTTGACTCCTTATATGACAAAAACAGAGCAAGAATCTCAAACATATGTGAAGAAAGATATTCATAATCAATCTATAGTAAAATCAGAACAAGAGGTAATACAATATATAGATCAAAAGGTGTCACAGTTAAAGATAGAGATTAATAAAAAGAATCCGAACAAACCTCTTTACGAAGCAGTAAAAGGATGTTATGATAAAGCCAAGTGGCTGATTGAAAAAAACAAATAAACTACACATGAAATACCTTCGTTTAACAATGCTTTGGCTAATAATTATTAGTCTGTTCTATATAATCAGTCTATTTTCTTTTACATATGTGTATGTATTTGGGTTAATTCCGACTTATATACTGTATAAGTTCATTCTCAAAAATATTAAACCTATGTCATATGGTATGATATTGTCCTGGCCAGTGTTGCTTATTGCGAGTTTATCAGTCACACATCAGGGAATTCTTGAGGGTGACAACTGGGAAATAACTTTCAAATATCTGACTCAATTCTTAAAAGTATAAAATTTATTATGTTCATATTCTCAATCTTAGTTATAGCTTTCATATTTGCTACATTCGCCTACCACAGGCATAGTATAAGCAATCCTGTTCCAAGGGAAAATCCAAGAAAACCCCGACTTTAATTGGTCGGGTTTTTTATTTTAACGATTAAGCCCGCCTCGTTATCCCCGATATGTTCAAATGGCACATTCTCCTCATATCTACTTTTATTAGTCTCGATTAATATAATAATATTGGGTTTTAGAATACTACGCATCTCCTTCAAGGGGCATATCATGTCTACTACGACAACCGATTCTTTGGCTTCCAATGCCTTCTTACGCATGGTGTAAGCCGCTTTCATCCTGCCACCAATACCAAAGTCTGTGTTCGATGTTAAGGCACGTATAACGTCGTTGTTTAAGTAGCAGTGTTCTCCAAATGAGTCCTTATTTTGGTTGTAAAAAGTCGTTTTACCTGCACCGCTTTTACCACAAATGAGGATTATATGTTTTGGTTTATATTTATCATTACAACTGTCTCTATACATTTTCATATTTAATTGAAAATTGAGAAAGTGTTTCTTTTGAATTAAATATCATCATGCGTCTATGTACTACATGCCACACTAAACATCCAATTGAACTCTTTTGCAAAAGTATAAAGAGTAAAGATGGTATAGGTAATAGATGTAGACCATGTAGAATCGCAGCGATTAAGCGTCATTACGAAGCAAATCCGAAATTACCAAAGATTAAACCTGAGAAACAGAATATCCCAGATATGTTTGCGGGCAAATCATATACAAAAACGGTTCTGGTTAGGAAATTTTTCTAAAATTATTTATTTGTAATAAATAGTTATGTGCTGCCAGCAATAGAAGATTTATATGAGAAAAAAAGGACTCTCGAAGAGTTACTTAAACGTATCGATTATTTGTTACGTGACCCTAAATGCGACAAGAAAAAATGGTTAGCTAATCGGGTCAATGTTAAATATAAACTCATTTATCTCTGGACAGAAATAACAACTCATCCAAAATTCTGAAAAAGTTATTTTTAAATCTAAATAATTTAATATGACTCTAGATCAAATTATTTTACCTGCTGCCAAACCTAAAAATGAACCAGAGGAGCCTACTCAATCCGTTGTGTTAAGAAATAAACAAGGATTTTCCATTAAAAAATGTCAAATACAAGAAGCGAATAATGAATATTTTGTGTTATTCGTTCCAAATCAATCAAAAACATTTGATGCAGATGATAAAGAATTTGTCGATACTAATGAATACTTTGATTCATTTACTAAAAAGATAAAGCGAATATGTAATCGGTACTATCAAGAATTTCAATTTGCTGATTATGATAGATGTGATGATGGATTATTGATTAAATGTTTCTATTCTCCGAATATTGTATTTTTAGACAGGCATTACGATGAATACTCTCATGAAGATGCAATCATGCAATTCTTTTCAGCGGCATCAAATATAGATATCATTGGAGAATTACTGGTAAGAAATATTGGACTACAGAAGTTTATCGTCGTTCGTGTGAACTATATAAAAGAAAGCTGAGTGTAAAATCACGAAAATGTACGTTTTCATATAAGTAATATGTATATGAACACACAACCAAACAACATTCAAAAACGTCCAGACGGAACATACATCACAAATATTGATGATCACTCATATCCACTAATTCCATTGGCTAATGGGCAATTTACAATAGTGTCTTGGGAAGACTTTGATATGCTTAAAAAATATAACTGGTATCTCAGGTCTACTGATAACTATATCGGTACAAACATCACTCTCAAAGGTGAGAAATACGAGTCACCCAATGGTCGTATTAAAACAAAACAAAAGACCTTGCTTCTCCATACATTGATTCGTCCAAAAGAAAAAGGTAAAGTATTGGATCATATTAACGGGTGCCGTATAGACAATAGACGAGAAAATCTACGACTTGTTTCCAGACATGTTAATGCAGTCAATAGGACAAGAGTTAATTCTAATAATAAATTACAAACGCCCGGAGTAACACAAAGAAGAAAAAGATTTGTAGCACGCATAACCATAAATGGCGTTCTAACTTATCTTGGTATATATAAAACAAAGGAAGAGGCCGCACAAGTATATCAAAAAGCCCAAAAGGAATTATTGGATTCTCTGATTTAAATTAATATGTGAGTAAAATGGATGACTGAAATCTAAGCTACCATTTTTGGTCAAATTGACTGAGGCTGGAACTGGTAGCAGATTTTCTTCGTGATGTTTACCACCCTTTGAAAGAGGCACTAAATGATCTACATGGTATTTGATGCCAATACAGACAGTTAAACGAGCAGACATTTCATAAAAGGTATTAATTATATTTTGGTTAGCATTTTCTGGAGTGGCACTAGTTTTCACTGCCCTACGCTTAGCATCAGATGCATTAACTTTGTCTGGATTATTTTTTCGATATTCTTTATGATAATCTTTAATTTTTAGCATATTATCTCTGTAATACTTCTTGGTGTATTCTTTCTTTTTATCCGCATTATTTTTATAATACTTTTTATCATAATCCTTTCTCTCTTCCTTTGTCATCATAATAATATTTAATTAAAAACCCCACTCGATTTTATTCAAGCGGGGTTCTTTGGTTCAATCATCTACTGCCAGGCGACCAATTAAACCATACCCTCATTATAGTATGGTTTTTGTGTGGGGCAACTATTAACTATCTTTTTCTTTAAGTGTGTCTGGGACAAAGACACCAATCAATCCTGCAACAGCAGTTCCAGCAGCAATAATGTGTGTTGCTATTTCGGGATTAATTGTAATTCCGAAAGCAGTAACTACTAAAATAAGACCTCTCCAAGATGAGGATTCTTTTGCACGTTTCACTATAAATGGTAATATTTTTTTCATATATTAGATTATTTACCTTTCAGTGCCTGTTTTATTTCCTCAATACCAGACTTGATGTACGAAATATCTGTGTGAAGTATTGCAGTGGTTTTTTCAATGTTGGATATTCTTTCCTTAATTACCTCATGTGAGATTTCCACTTTTTCAACCCGCTTTAAGTCCTCGTTGCGGGTAGTTTTGAATTCCGCAGTGGTGTACTCTATTTTTCCCCATGCAATTGATATGGCCGCAACCACTGATATTAATGTTAGTATTGTTCCAAAGGAGATTTCTTGAATGAATTTAGGCATAAGGCAGTAGAATATATTTATCATATCATTATAGATTTATATAATATTTCAAGATTCGATTTAGATTGGTTCTAACGAATCTGAAAGCGTTTATAGTATGCCGACACTACATTCATGTAAAAGTCCGCCAAAACACCTCACAACACGATTTAATGGGCAATTCAATGATTTTGAATGCGATGATATAGCCCAGTCAAGAACACGTTGCTAATAAATACGATTTTTTTTATTTTGTATACGTTTCTCCTTGAATTGATAGTTGACTTGATTTATACTGTCGTGTCAACGGCCAAAAACCCTCCCGCCAAACAAAAAAACTATACTCTTAAAACATTTATTTAATATAATTAAATAAATCAAAATCTTCTTTAAAGAAGTTATATACTAATTCTTTTAATTCATCATCATAGTAATCCATGTGAGAATTTTTTGTATAGAATAACTCATGAGGAATATCTACTATGCCGAGATAATTCTTTATCGATTCTATATCCTCAAATCGTAAAATATCATTTACTATTATTTCCCCAGTAGAATCTACAACAAATGATTTTTGTGTAGAAAAATGTGAATCAAAAATTACATGGCGCACAAAGGGTGGCAGAGCAAATGTTTTTAAAATAAACTCACGAAAGCTTAAATTTTTAAAATCTTTACATTTTGTAACATCATGTTTTTGAATATAATTATATTCTGATACCATTCTTTCGTATGGATTTCTAACAATAGCAAATGAGGTATATTTATTCCAGATAGAAGGCACTAAACGTTTTAATTGGTATGCAGTTAAATGTTGTGGGGTTACATAATTGATTGAATCCACCTCATCTCTCGAAAACCCTCTAAAATCAAACTTCAATTGTGTAAATCCTATAGGCTTTAGCGAAAATAGCTGAAACTCGTCAGCAATATGGAAGTATTTTTCGATACTTGACCCCATATTTTTGGCGATATGAATAAACAATTTGTTTCTATCAGAAATAACAGGCATATAATATTATTTATGCGCTGAAAAGTATTTTCCAATATAGTCAATTTTCACGCTCGAATTAAGTGCTGGAGCTATAAAATGAATAGCAACAGTCTCATCGCTATGCTTTTTGGAAAGGCTGGTTACGCTGGCATTGGTTAAACAGAAATATTTATTAAGAGAACCATCTAATATATTGGCATAAACAAAGTATACGTTAACAAATGATTGTTCAAAGAAATAACTAGAAGGCCAAACTGAAATAAACCAATTTATGTTTTTAAAATGTTCCCTCATTCTATTCGTATTACTAAATGCGTATTGTCCAGCATTGAATGGCATATTACTTTGCTTAGTAGCAAGAGAAACAATCTCATCAGTATTGAATTTTAAACCGTGATAATGTGTGTTATATGATCCTATGAACACTTCTTTATTGGAAACTGAATAAAATACATCGTCATTTGTGATATCATCAAATATAATATTTAAATCCTTTACAGTAATTATATCACAATCTAAAAATAATATTTTATTATAATTATTGATTAATTTAAAATCATATATCTTCATTTTATTCATACTAGCCTCAATTCCATCTATAGGTTTATTGATTAAGTGATAATGAACATTAAATTCAGATATAATATCAAGTGAGTCAACTGATACTTTTGTGACTTCATCTATTATTAAAAGAACATCAAAATCAATATTCGGTGTTTTTTCTTTGATACTTTCAAGCGATTTATTCAGTAGCTGAACATAGCCATCACCATAAACCGTGTAATAAAGTAGATTTTTATTACCAAATGGTAGATTCGGAAGAACATTAATCTGCGAAATATTATTCTTTAATATTGAAAAAATAGTGTTCTTATCATCATCAGTGTTTTTAAATGGGGTGATGGTATTTATTTTTATATACGGATCAGTTGTTACTGGAGCAGAATCGTTAAAAATGATATCATTTTTAGATTCAAATTCAAATCTTTTTTGGATTCCGTTCTTATAATTTACTATATAGTGTATAGAAGTAGCATCTTCAAAAATATAATCATTAATTGATAAAAATCTAAGATTTGACTGTATAATATTTTGAACATTATTAGTTAAATCTACCCGGTCTACTCTTGTATTTTTTGTAATAACTAATTGGGCACTAGTAATAGTTCCTTGGTCAACTCTAAATGTTGATGGAAGTTTGATTTTCATATATTTATGTAGAACATGCTTCTATCGCAGTTACACCAGTTTCATTTACGTAGGTATAGATGTTCCCGCTGTATACAAATGATCCAGTAGAAATCTCTGTAACGGAATTCTGATCCAAATAAACTCTAGTACCAATCTCTATTGACAATGGATTGACACAAAAATAGCCTCCTAAAATATTGCTTAATGAACAATTATCATATGCGGTAAATTCGGTTAAACATTCATTAATGGCTGTTATAACACCATCTGTGACATTATATGACAGACCTTCATATGAAAACAATGAAGAGGTATAACTAGAATTGAGGCCGGAATTACTATATAGTGGAGTACCAACTATTAATACAGTATCAGAGTATTTTGTATACAGGGTTAAAGACCCTCCCCCACATGATTCAAAGCCTGACCATTCGTTATTACAAGGTGAATACGTAAGTATTTCACCAGTTATATCAGGATTCATTTGAGCAGGATTATCTTGCGACGGTATATAATAATAAAAAGAACCAGTCATCGGGAAAAGCAGCTCTGAATCGCTATAGACTATAACTCCAACATCCAATTCATCCCCCACACCAGTAGAAGTATAAACATTGAATGCGCCCGAACCTGCACAATCCTCTGATACATTCCATACTAAATATATAGGAGAGCCAGAACCAATAGATAGAAAACCTGTTTTGTTTATTCTAGATTTACCTAATACTGAATATTTATTAATACTGTTCATTATAATGATGCAGGCCAAATACCCATTGTTTTAATTTCATTTTCAGTCTTTGCGGAATTTATCCAAAATTGCGGAAATGACTCAAATACGTTTAATTCGTTACCTTTACTGACTTCAATAAGATCAATTAAATTTTGAAGATCAATATTGTCTATATAGTTTAGTGCAACAAACGGTTCTAATATGTCAATTATTGGCTCGATATCAGCATCTAAATGTACGGGAATAGTAAAGTTAGTGTCTACTTGTAGCCACACAGAACCATCTGTCATTACTTTTGTAGCGAACATATTTGATGTGTCATTGCTTTCGCGAATATTGATTGGACGTGTCAACGACCAAAGGGCACTAGTTAAATTAGATGCCACACTTTGATTAGATGTTTGTATATATTTTATCATATTCCGAAATAAGTTGCTTGCTCTGTGCGAATGGTTTCAAGATCAGTTGAACCAATATCAGAAAACCAAATAACTGCCTCACTCCATTTATTACCCGTATTAAAATTACCAGTTGATGAGGATATACCACAAGTTAATATTCTATTGACATCAAATGCAGTGCTATTAGAAGTCAATCCAGACGAAACACCATTTAAAACAGATTCTGTTTGTGTCCCAGAAAAGCGAGTTGTTCTGGTAAATGCGCCATATCCAGCAGCAGTTGTGAGATTTAACAACCCTGCTCCCGATCTAAATGAATAAAAATTCAATCCAGTATTTCTAAACGAAAGAATCACGCTTCCTGCATTGGCAAAATCACTTGCAGTGTCTTTAGTTAATCCTAGAAATCTTTCACTATCTAGCCCAGTATCAGCTTGATGACCAACGAGTGTAGAACTGACAGTTGTTCCAGTGTAATCAGTAAAAGAAGATGTCGAATATGGTCCCATAGAATTAGAACTTGCAGTCCCGCAAGGTCTAGTATTTGTACCAATAGTTTCAAGAACACCAGAAGAAACAATTCTAAGTTGATTTGCCGCTGTAGATAAAGTTAAATTTCTACTATTTCCAGATTGGTCATATTTGGTTACTATATGCCCATGCTGAGTGCCTCCTCCAGCAATAACAAATGCAGTTATACTAGCAGTATCAAGATTACCATTCGATGTAAATCCGAAATCATATTCTGAATTATCTCCGCTTCTACGAACACGAATCAGACTTCCAGAATAATTGGAAAGCAGTCGTCTCGAAACGGAGTATGCCCCTGCTAAATTAGAAGAATAACTATCTAATGGTGCAGGAACACTAGAGGAATCTAAAAAACCCATCTTTAGATGCCTAAACTTTCCAGAAAAGGAATATTTATTAATAGAATTTATCATTTAATTACGCAGATTTACGAAACATTGCATCAACAAAGATGGTAACTTGTGTGTTGGAAGTGTCGGCTCTACGGAATTCGATTTGTGCAGTGCTGTTAACACCTTCTATAAGATAGAATTTAGCATCCTTAATCTGCATAACAGAAGTCGGATCAAATGATTTTCTAAATTGAATAGTTGTTCCAGAATCATTAACAAATAGAACTTCGTTAATTGGAGTAACGGCAGACACACCACCAGCGGTTAAAGAAACCCAATTTGTTCCAGTGGATGATGTTTGGGCAGACAAGAATTTTGAATAAGTCATATAGTTATATTTATATTTTTTTAGAAGAATTAATCCTTTTCATATTCTTCTTTGAATATTATATCGTATAACTGATTTACAACTTTTGTGATATTTGTAACACCAGTTAGGGTAGAATTTCCTGATAAGGTTGAAAGTGAATTTACGGATTTATTAAAGGTGTCAATAAAGTCACCAATAGAATCTTCGGAGAAATCCTCTTCACCCAATGCGTTTAAATCTTCGAATATTTTAACAGAATCTGCCCCACCTTTTACAGAAGAGATAATTACGTTATCAGAACCAAAAATAGGTATTTTCTTCTGATCCTCGTCAAAAAGATCAAGAAATTTATTCATTGCACTATAACCTAGTTCTGTTATACCACCTCCGACCATGAAAAGTCCTGAAAGTGGTCCAAGTAAGATATCCATCATTAATTTATTTGTATTATAGATGTCCTCATCTTCGTCCTCTGGTTTCATCCAATCGGATACAGAAGCACGAATCATCCAAGTGAATAATCCAAATAATACGTGGTTAGTGAATACTGTTTTGTTAAACACTTTACCAAGTCCTTTTTGTTTTTTAAATTCTGCGATTTCTAGTCCTAGATTTTTACGAGTTTCGCTTGTGAAAAGAGTTATAACCTTTAGAATAGGGTTGTTGGTCAATTCGATAGAGGATTTGCCCGCTAATGTGGTTGGCTGGAATGTTTTTAGAATAGTTCTGCGCATACCCTCATTGGCTGCAATTTCTGCATCTGCATCACTTAATTTAGCCTTTTTAGCCATTTCGTAATGAGCATGATAGGCAATATTTGCTGCTAATGTGCCGCCCAAGGCATCTGCCTGAGACATCGGCTCTAGGGAATATTCTGCAATAGTGCTGAACATTCCTGGACGGTCAATAGCATCTCTATTTTTAGAAAGATTTACAAGAGCATTTGCACCAGCATTAATACGTTGCTGAATCTCTTTTGAACCTCGTCTGGTGCTCCAACCACTTAATGCTTTGAAAGTCGCTCTAAACGCAACAGAAGTCGGAATAGAGGCATCTAGGAAAGTGTTGAATGCACTGGTAAGGTTGATGAGTATAGTTCTTAGGTTATAGCCCATTATTCCACGTGCAGCAGCCACAGTCATTTTACGAATTCTATTAGACACAACACTGTTAAATGTGGTGTCACGAATACCATTTGTTTCAAATGCAGATAAATGACGGAAAAGAGTCTCACGGAAGCTTTTGCCGAATGAATTATCAATAGTATCAGTTATTTTAGAATCAGTTAGAACAGTTTTAGCAACAGTTAAAGGAGCAGTCATATTTCTTCTGTATATGCTGTTAAGCATGAAGAAGTTATACATTGTTATGAGATTGTTTCCACCTCCTAATAGATCAAGGTCGATTTCGCGGCTACTTTCTCCAGTGATTTCATCAAAGGTGTTATCAATATTTCCAGTATTTAGCGAAATATCATATGAGTTAATTTGTGCTATAGTTTTATTCTTAAATGGAACTGGGAAGAATCCATCAACAGGAGTTGCTGGAGCGAATCCGTACATTTTTTCGTATTCCTTTTTAGTTTTTTCGATTTCTGATTTGATCTTCTTTTTAAGAATATTTCTTAAAGTATTAACTTCTGGAGAAATATTATTTTTAAGAGTTGTGATGGTTGTATCATCAATGCCTTCCTTTTCAAGGGATTCATTGTAAACACCCATTTCGGAAATATTTAAAATCAATGCTGCTTGTGACTCAGTTATCTTAACCTTTTTACCATCCGCTTTTTCTAAGGTGATAGTGTTTTCAGTTAATATATCATAAAGTTTCTTTTTAATAGAACTGTTGGATTTAAGGCCAAAAGCTTTAGCTACATCATTCCCGAGATTCTCAGTTAATTGGAAATTATCATCATTTATTTGGAAAAATGCATCTTGGATACTATCTGTTATCTTTTGGAAAGCAGGAGTAGCCCCTTTACCAATAACAGATGTTTTTAATTTATAAAGCTCTTGCTCTTGTTCTTGAGTTCTATTTTTTGTCTTTGTAAGCTCTGAAATGCGTTTTTGGATTGCCGAACTTTCATTATTTGGTGATAAAACTTCAAGAAGACTTCCAAATGATAAATGAGTATTTGCAAAATTGCTTAACACATCAAACGTATTACGGAACCAATCCTTTGATCCGTTCGAATTAACATTAAGCATATTATCAGTCATTTGTAGCACTGGTGCTGATGTTGCAATTTCCTTCTGAATATTATCAGTAGATTCTTTTAACAAGTCTTCAAATGTTTGAATATTATTCTTTGCATTTGTTAGATTTTCAAAAAATCTAAGAGCATTCTGTAGTTCGTTGCTATTCTTTTTATCTAAACCTGCTAAAGATTTTAGAATATTTGAGCGCAATACCTTACCATAGAATGTTTCACCACTTAGTTCAGACAATATATCAGAATCGGTTATGTTAGGAACACCGTTTTCTTTATATATGGAATTATTAATCGCAGATATTTCATTAATTGCCGATTTTTCGTCAAGATTAACTGCATGTATTACAGTTGATTTGACGAAATCTGGAAGTTCGTCTGTAGTTGATATTCTGTTAGAAATAACTTCTTTATAATTATCAGATAGATCAGAATCGAGCTTTTTGATAGCATCTTTAACCAATGCACGCTTTTCATTTAATGACATTGCGTTCAATTCGTCTAATGTTTTAGATTGTCTTGTAACAGCCATCGCCTGTGCGAGAACATTATCAGAATAGTTTCTATTATTGATCGCATTGAACAATGGTGAAAATATCTTTCTTATCGAAGCTCTATATTTTTTTGATTGTGATTGGAATTCGTCATTATAAACAGTCCCACGAACTAATTCACCAGTTTCATCATCAGTAATTTCATATGTGTCTAATACTGATACAGGTTTTGACGGAATTTGTGTTCCAAAATCGGTTATGCTCTGAGCAAATGATTCGTTACTAAGTGGAGATACTTCTATTTCACCAGTTTGAATATCTGTAGAGTTTTTAGCAGCAATTATAATCTCACGCGCTTTGGAAATAATGTGATTTAGTTTTGCTCGTTCTGTCTTATTGAACGATTCGTTGAATAGTGTATATCCGTGTAAAGGTGCATTTTTAGTTTCACCAGCAGCTTGTGCTATTTTCTCGGCAATGAATGAATCAACCTTATCAAGTTCATTAACTATAAATGGAACCTCATTTCTTGTTTCTAAGAATGCATCCTTTAGTTTATTGATATATTTTCTAACACCATTATAGAACTTTTTGAAAAGGTTTTTATCTGTATTATATAATTTTTCAATAAATGACTCATTGAACATTCTTTCGGCGATAAAATCAGCTAACAGTTCTAGATGATAACACTGGAACAACTAAAGGTTTTCGTATTGATGGGAACGATTTCGACAATTCTGCCAGTGCTAATG